TCTGGGTGAAGATGTTGGAAATTGCAATACCTGAATAGTCGACTAAGATCATGTACCAATCATACTACGCTAACGTCAGATGTAAACACTAAAGTAACGTTTTGCGGTATTTTGTCAACTGGTTTCTCGTGACTCTTACCCGAATCTGGTCGTTATAATACTCATCGGAAAGAATAGCTTTTCTTTCTACCTGTTCCTTCATCTCTAGGTAAGAACATTCGCTCTTACTGGTGCATAGGTGCAGAATAACCCTACGAAAATTTATTTTACCGATTTCAGCGATATCCTTTTGAAGTGCATTGCTGGAACCATAATAGGTCTTCCAGTCCGACTCAACAAGGATGCGCTTCTTTTTCTTCTTGACCGTTTTAAAGCCCTTGAAGAAAAAGAGTTTCTTTCCGACGTACTTACGACCATTTACTAGGTTCTCTATTAAATAGACGAACCCGTAAATTTTCTTTGGGTCTAATTCAATTGGTTCAAACGGAGAATCATGATAAAGCCACATAATGGCTTATTTATCACTCCTCAGTATCGTCGCCTTCTTCGCTGCAATGATTGCCGCACATTGGGCAATACTCAGGATAGTTTTCTACGGAAGTATTATCCTCATTCTCATCCACATCAGGATCAACAATATCCTCTGTGAATGAAATGGTAGAGGTGCAACCGCAACAATAGCAATTAATTTGTACTTTAGGCATTAGGCTTCGCATGACGCGCAGTTAAGTAGGTTACGTCCCAGCTCTTGGGCCGGATGCGTTCCACGTTGGTAATAGAGGGTTTTGATGTTATTTTCCCAGGCAAAAATCATGAGTTGATTTACTTCCTTCGGAGAGGTCTTTGGATGAACCATAAGATTCAGTGATTGACCTTGGTCAATGTACTTCTGCCGAGCAGAAGCCTGAATGATGATTTCTTTCTGAGAGATTTCTCCAAAGGTCTTAAAGACTTCTTTCTCTTCAGGAGTCATAAACTTCAAATGAAGGACGGAACCGCCATGAGTAAGAATTGACTTCCACGTATCCTCATCGTTCTTATCGTGCTTCTTAAGTACGTCTTTGAGATAGGGATTTTTATAGGCAAATGAACCCTTTGCCAGCTTCTTCATGAAGTAATTTGAATTCAACGGTTCAATCGAAGGTGATACCTGACCCAGAATAAAGCTCGACGATGTTGTTGGTGCCACAGCAAGAGTTGTGACATTGCGACGGCCCGTGCCTTTTAGAAGTTCCGGCTCGCCAAACTTCTCTGCCAGTTCCATTGTTGCTTTATCTGCGCGTTCACGAATTGTCTTCCAAATGCTAGTATTCAGAAATTTTGCATCCATTGATTCAAAGGCAATCATCTTGGATTGAAGTAATGAATGCCAACCAAGAACACCGAGACCCAGTGCACGTTGATTCTTTGCAAAACGATGTGGAGCCTCCATGAACTTCATATCCGTGGTCTTGTCCACAAACTCTTGATTCACAGAATCAAGGAAGTAGATCATTGTCTCAACTGCGTCGGTCTCCTTGATTTCTTCCCAGTGTAACAGATTCAAAGAAGAAAGCACGCACACAAATGACTCTTCCTCATTGGAAGAAAGACAGATTTCAGAGCAAAGATTGCTTGAATTAATCTTACGCTTCTTTTCTTTATAGATTGCAGGAGCACCTTTATTGACTGTATCCGTAAAGAAGATGTAAGGATAACCAGTCTCAAAGCGTTTCTTAATGACTTTTGTCCACGTCTCGCGCTTCTCTTTATCACCTTCAATCATTGACTTCATCCATTTGTCCGTAATGGTAACACCAATCGACATGTTCTGAATGGCATGGCCGTCTGAACGGATCTGAAGGAATTCTTCAACATCTGGATGTTCAACTGGAAGATACGCAGCAAAGGAACCACGACGCGCAGAACCCTGTGAGATGACTTCTGCAATGGTATCAAACAGTTCCATGAAATGTACTGGACCCGAAGATTCGCCTCCCACGGAGATGGGCGTGCCACGTGCACGGAGGTCACCAAAATAACCAGAAGTACCGCCACCATGTTTCGACATGATGCCAACCTCAGCAGCCTTATTCAAAATATCTTCCATCTTGTCGGAAATATGAGAATTAAAGCACGACACTGGAAGACCACGGTCATTACCATAGTTAGTCCATACAGGAGTGGAAAGTGAATAGAATCCACGTGCCATATAATCCTCAAATTTATCCGCAAATCCCTTCATGCCCAAAAGCTTTTCAGCATGATCCGCAATCTGACGAATGCGCTTTTCAGGAGTCATTCCTTCTTTTAGGTATCCTCTTTCAAGGAACTGACGCGAGTGCGTGTTTAGCCAATAGTATTTTTCTTGCAGAGAACTCATAATTAAAATAAATCAGATTGATTGAAGCTTTGTCCTTTTTTAGAATACTCGATGGGACGTGAATGGAAGAAGTCCGTCATATTGTTACCCAGAATCTGTTCATCAAACCAAACGGTTTTCTTGACCATTTCTTTATCAACTTCAAATAGCTTTTCAAAGCCAATCTGAACCAATGATTCATTCATACGGTTCTTGATGAACTCACGGAGCAAAGGAGTATTGAGGCTTTCAACACTATAACCATTCACGATCCAATCAATGATCTTGCACTCGTATTCAATCGCAAGAAGGGACTCAGAGATAATCTTTTCTTTGAGCTCAGCATCAAATAATTCAGGATGTTCATCGCGAATGGTATTGATGAGCTTGATGCCGATCATTGCATGAAGGTTTTCCTCACGAGAAGTGTACTCCACCTGCTTGTTGGTATCCTTCAGCAGATTGCGGAAACGACCAAAGTAACTAATGGTGTAGAACTGACTAAAGAGTGCAATGTTCTCAACAAACAACGTGAAGAGAATCAGAGAATAGACAAACTGTTTCTTTTTGTCCGGAGTAAATGGCTGCAGATATTTGCGAAGATACGTAACGCGACCACGAATAATGTCTTCTTGAAGAATACGATCAAACGAATCATCAATACCCAGTACGTCAAGTAGGCGTTCATATGCATCTCCATGAACCACCTCAGAATTGGCCATTACATAACCAAGATCCGTGATAGTGGGATGTGGAAGATTCTCTCCAACTCTGGCCCAAAATTTCTTTACGGAAATTTCTAGTTGGCCAATTGTGGAAAGAGCCCGAACAATGATTTCACGTTCCTGAGGAGTGAGGGATACTTTATAATCCTGAATATCGCTTTGAAAATTAAATTCCCGATGGGTCCAAAACCCATTTTGCATTGCCTCGATGTAAGCCTGGGTCCACGGATAATAATCCGGTTTACGTGAAATTTGTTCTTCGAAAATCATAAGTGGTTAAGATTGATTGCAGGTTAAGTCCAGATCTAAGGTCGAGTATCATACTACCCTAAGTATCTCGAACTGTACACACCAAAATAGATTATAACGAAGTATGTGTGGTAGCCTATCTATACCAGGAGACACTTCCAGCCCCTAACTATTTTATTTATTTTTTTATGAACCGTTCGATGAACGGCGACGGATTGCTCTCAGAGCTCCGTTATCAGAATTCCGAAGAACAATCACGTGCGTCGGATTCTTCTTGGCATATTCATAGATGCTACTATGACCTTCATTCTGCATATCAAGGTATTTGGACCAATGTTCAAACTTAACTTTGCCAGCTTCAAATTTACGAAATAATTGTGAGTCGACGTCGAATGACTTATATTTACGGCGCATAAGACCACCAGACGTTGGAGGCATTGCCATATTAGAACTATCGCCCGTTACATTCGCGGGCACTCCGCCTTCGTCTTCCTTGATGTTATTCACAGCTTTTTAATAGTGTGATTTGTTCCATGAAAACCTTTGCCCGACGCAGTACGGTTCACTTGAAATTTGTCACCCGTAGTTTTGTGCTGATATACCGATGTCCCGGATCCACCAAATCCCGAGCGGGTGTGATCAGTGCTATACGTTGAATGAAAGTGTTCAGAATCCTTTTCATGCTTTGCACTTGGGGACGTGGAATAGTCACCTTTGTGTCCAGATACATAATGCTTTGCAAATTCGGCAGAAGCTGCATCATGTTCAACACGGTCATCTTTGCTGAGGTTATATCCTTCAGCAATTTCGTTATATTCTTGGACCAGTGATTGTAGCAGCTTTGTGTTCATTTTAGATTTTTCTGAGGACGGAAATTACGTATTCATCCATCGCAATCTCAGCTTTATCGTTTTCCGGAAGATAATCGAGATAGACTAAAAATGCTTTTAGAACTGGCCATAACTCCTCTTCGATCTTATAAAAGATCATCCGATTTGAGGCCTCAATCCCAAAGACATTATAAAGTATGATGGTATGATTGAGAATGAGTCGTTCTTGGATAATTCCTGATTGTTGGTATTTTCTTAGAAGTCGTTTGATGTATTTGAACCTTGACAGATCATCATAAAACTCTTCAACATCCAGGCACTGAGCATTATTATAATTTTTAGCAGCGTAGATCAGGAAATTTTCTTCATTTAATTCATCAAAGAGCTTCATCATATAATAGGATTGATTAAAGATCGTAATGTTTAACCAGTTTGTTTAGGATCTGCTGTTTCTTTTCTTTACCGCTAAGCTTAATACCAGCATTCTCAGCCATAACTTGAAGTTCTAGCTTTGAAAGCAGCTTAATCTGTTCCTTTGTACGAAGTGGTTCAGCTGGGACTTCTTCAGCCGCAACTGGCTCTACTGCAGCTGGTTCTTCGTACGTATAGTCAGAAGTAGTTTTGCAGCTGCAGTCTTCTCCGGATTCGGAACAGCATACCTTTACAGGATCCTGTTGTTTAGCATCCATCTTATAATAATAGGAATTTGGGTTGTCCTTAAAAAGGCCAACGATAGATTTCCAGCAAGTTTTAACTGATTCAATCACGGTTTTCATATATTTTATTTTGTGGTTATGTTATTCCGAGTGGATTACTTTATGCGGTGAACCGTGGCCAATACGATCCCCGTGAAATAATTCAACACGGTGAGGTCCTTTTGCATATTCTTTTGCTTTTTTTAGTATATTAGAGTGCGATCCGCGTACAACGGTCTTATTGCTCATTCCAACCTCATCATACGATCCGTCGGAATTTTTACGAGTTACAATTGCTGTCATGCCCTCATTTGTTATCGCATTTTCATGGATACCAGTTTGTTTAAGTGATGAATGCTCTGGATCAAATGAAAAGCCGCCGTGTGGATTAGTATGGTATTGTGTTGCAGTCTTGTGATTTAAATGTGATTCATCGGAGAATAAACCTTTGCTATGATGAGCAACATCTTTCATTGAAGCGCCATTTTTGATCGCGGCGTTTGCATTTTTTCTGGCTTCAGTATTATGAGCTTCGGCATTCCCGAGATGTTTAGAAATTTGTTTATTAGGGTTTTTATAATATAAATGATTATCTTGAGATTTAGCTCGAACAACATGATTTCTAATTTGATTAGAATGATGAGCTAAGCGTTCAAGATGACCTTCCTTACTGTTTGTTGGATGTTTAAATGCAATTTCAAGTGATGGCGATTCATTCAGTGCTTCAGTGCTTTCATTCGTTGTCACCGGAGCGGTAATAACTGGAACCTTTGGAAGAGCAGCTGATGAATTGGCTGGAGCTGGTTTATCAGCCGCGGTTACTTTATCACTACCGTCCTGAGCGGCGCCTGGAACACCATCTTTGATTTCTGTTTCATCATCGGCGTCATCCTTGGCTTTTTGAGTTACTGGATCCATAACTTCTGGACCAGCTTCTGCATCAGCCGAAGTACCTTCCTTCACTGGAGAGGCTGGAAGATCATCGGTGTGGATGCAATCACTCTTCATTGCAAGGAGTTGTTGGGTGAAATTATGAATGTCTTCATCCGTTTTGAAGTCTTCACGTGCTTTTTCAAGAACACGGATAAAGGCTGGAACATCAAGATGGAGTTTATCTACTGGATTGTCTCCGGCATATTCATCATTCTCATTGACCATTGAAGCATAAGTTGCTGCAACAGAGGCCATAACCTGTTCACCGGTGAGAGCTTCGTTCACTTCTTTTCCATTTTTTTCAACATCATCTTCTACATAACCCGCATCTCCGCCACGATATGAACCACCGCCGGCTTTTACACGGGCAACAGCAGCTGCATGGTGTTTAGGATTTGTTGGATGATCCGCTCTCCAATCGGCAAATGTTGTACCAGCTCTATAGGTAACACCGTGAAGTTTGCTTTTTACATCGTGACGAAGCGTACCATGGTCGGTCCAGTCGATTGGAACGTGACCCGTCCAATCTTTTGCTTCTTCAACGTCATCATCTTCACCTTTATTGTCTGCGTCATGATCGCTTGGACCACCCATGTTATCTGCATCTGGTTCTGGATGTTCTTCTTCTGAACCCTCTTCCTTTTCTTCGCCGCGGAGTTTCTTAAGGTCTTCGGCATCAATCTTACCGTTTTTATTGACATCAAGTTTATGTTGATTGCCAACAAGTTCTTCTGCCATTTCTGCACGTTTATCGCCTGGTGCTTCTGAAGCTGCAATCTTTTGCATTTCTTCTGCATCTTTTTCTTTGTCGGCAACATTAGCAACCTTAATCTCTTCAGAGTCCTCTTCTTTGACTTCGGAAGGAACCTCATCAGATGCTTGCTTTGGTGCATTTTCTGCGTCCATGTCCTGAATCTTCTTGGACTTGTCGTCGTCTTCCTTATTAGTTTCTTCCTTCTTGATTCCATACTTCTTACCATTAAAATCGAAAGAAGCTTTCTTAGAATTAGCGGCTTCAGTAACAGCCTGGACGAATGCAGTTACATTTTCTTCGGTGATAGACGCTGGTACCCACTTTGGACGAGCGGCTGGAATTGGTGCTGGAGGATTGACCATCTTGCGATAGGCATCTGCGATAATTTGAGTAAGAGTAGACATGGTTAAGGTGGTTAAAGATTTCCTATTTATAATTATTTTCGTACTAAGTAAGTGATAAACGCCCCGATCAGGGTAGCAATTGCGCCGGAAAGTGTGATCCAGAAGATTCGATTGATGGCGGAAATTGTCACGGTGTTTTCATCAACTTTTCGTTCCGTTCTATCCACGCGTTCCTCGACTTTGATCATCTTTTCCATAAGGAATTTCTTATCATTTTCGAGTTGGACTAGCTTCTCTTCCGCACGGGCAAGAGAAATAATGGCTTCTGCTAGTCGATCAATTTTTGCTTCAATCCGATCGAGTCGCTGGTTATTTTCTGTGGGTTTAGTCATTATGATTGATTAGCAACGTTGAATTTGACTTTCTTAAAGATGCTTTCATCAGAGGTAATGGCAGCAATAAGATTCTGGAGCAATTCAAAGAGAACGTCTTTTTCGGCAGTTGTGGTGATTGGGGTGTTATGATCCAGCTTCTTGATGGCACGCGTTACAGTATTCAGTTTAAGACGGTTGAGTAGGCCAAGACGAACGAGCATCTGCATACGGGCGAGTTCTTTTGCGTCATTATTGGCTGCAACATCTTCATTCACTTGTTCCGTGGCATATTCTTTTTCGGCTTCAGGCTGGTCATCATAGAGGTCCTGAGTATACTCAACATACGAATGAACATCATCCA